CACATTAGTGGCACGTGATCGTGATGGTAAACCAACCACAATTAAATTTGATAATGCGATTATCGCAGCGGGTTCTCGCCCAATTCAATTACCATTTATTCCACATGAAGATCCACGTGTTTGGGATTCAACAGATGCACTTAAATTAAAAGAAGTACCGAAAAAACTTTTAATCATGGGTGGTGGTATCATCGGTTTAGAGATGGGTACCGTGTATAATGCATTAGGTTCTGAAGTCGAAGTGGTTGAAATGTTTGACCAAGTGATTCCAGCGGCAGATAAAGATGTTGTTGCAATCTACACCAAACAAGTTGAGAAAAAATTCAAGTTAATGCTTGAAACTAAAGTGACTGCCGTTGAAGCAAAAGATGATGGTATCTATGTTTCAATGGAAGGCAAAGCATGTAACGATACTAAACGTTATGATGCCGTATTAGTGGCAATCGGTCGTACACCAAACGGTAAATTGATCGATGCAGGTAAAGCAGGCGTTGAAGTGGATGAGCGTGGTTTCATTCATGTTGATAAACAAATGCGTACCAATGTGCCTCATATCTTTGCAATCGGTGATATCGTTGGTCAACCAATGTTAGCCCACAAAGGTGTTCACGAAGGCCACGTTGCGGCAGAAGTGATTGCAGGACAAAAACATTACTTCGATCCAAAAGTTATTCCTTCTATTGCGTATACTGAACCAGAAGTAGCTTGGGTAGGTAAAACTGAGAAAGAATGTAAACAAGAAAGTTTAAACTACGAAGTCGCTAAATTCCCTTGGGCAGCTTCTGGTCGTGCGATTGCATCTGAATGTGCAGAAGGCATGACCAAATTAATCTTTGATAAAGATACTCACCGTATACTTGGTGGGGCTATCGTGGGGGCTAACGGTGGTGAATTGTTAGGAGAAATCGGTCTTGCGATTGAAATGGGTTGTGATGCGGAAGATATCGCATTAACGATTCATGCTCACCCAACACTTCATGAGTCTGTGGGTCTTGCGGCTGAAGTATTTGAAGGTTCAATTACCGATCTTCCAAATGCAAAAGCGAAGAAAAAATAATCGATTTTAATCCTTTTAAGGGCTGCTCATTGAGTAGTCCTTATTTTTTTGAGATCTCACTCACAAAATTGCATAAAAATTCAATAAAGACTGGCGGGCATAATGACTTTTTGATAAAATCCGACCAGTTTTGTTTTTATATTTTTTTATTATTTAAAAGCTATGTTAAAGAAGATTTTGATTATTGTAGGTTTAGCTGTTTTGACAACAGCCTGCTCTAACAATTCGGGGCAGGCTCAAAACGGCATGATTAGTGAAAGTGATGATGCTGAGTTAACGGGATTGATTGCCGGTTTAGATGGGAAAAAAGGGGGCGTTTACCCTAAATTAAGAACTAACCGTCCTAAATCAGGTTTAATTGGTGACAAAGCACTTGCTCAAGTTTATAACGAATGGGTGGGAACTCGTTATAGAATGGGTGGCACTTCAAAACATGGTATTGATTGTTCTGCATTTATGCAAACTGCTTTTCTCGATGCTTACGGCATGGAGCTTCCACGTTCAACTTCAGAACAACGCTATTTAGGTCGCCAAATCCAAAAACATGAATTACGTAAAGGTGATTTAGTGTTCTTCCGTCGCAACAATCATGTTGGCGTTTATATTGGTAATAACCAATTTATGCATGCAAGTACAAGTCAAGGTGTAACAATTAGTTCATTGGATGAAGATTATTGGTCAAGAACTTATACACAATCTCGTCGTGTGATGTAATGACAATTTTATTTCAATAAAAAAGTGCGGTTAATTTTGATCTGACCCCAAAAATCTGGACTATTCACATAGGGACTGACGACGATATTGTATCGGACTCAGTCCTTTTAATTTTAGTTGAATCCGTCGATAATTATAGTAATCCAAATAATCCCTTACCGCATTAACTATCTCCTCTCGTGTATTAAATTCCCGACCATAAAAGCATCCCGTTTTTAATCGTCCAAAGAAACTCTCCATGGCGGCATTATCCAAACAGTTTCCTTTCCTTGACATACTTTGTATGATGCCGTGCTCAGCAAGAATTTGACGATAAGCCGCCATCTGATATTGCCAGCCTTGGTCTGAATGTAAAATGCTACCACTTGTTTTATCTAATCGTTTAACCGCCAGCTTTAACATCTTCTCCACCAGCGCCCAGTTTGGGGAATAACTAAGGGTATATGAGATTACCTCATTATTAAATAAATCTAATATTAGGGATAAGTAGACTTTATTGCCATCTTTTGCTTTAAACTCGGTCACATCTGTTACCCACTTTTGATTCGGCTTGGTGGCGGTGAAATGACGTTCTAGATGATTGGGTGCGATATGACCAATCGTTCCTCGATACGTCGTCAATTTTTGCTTTTTCTTACCCGCACTTGAAGTTTAAGCTCTCGCATTAAACGTTGGATTTTCTTATGATTCACGCCTGGTAAACAGGTGTGAATCCGTCGGTAACCATAACGGGATGTTTTGCTTTAATCTGGATAATCGCGGCTTTAAGCCCTTTATCCTTATCGGGTTTAACCTGGCATCGAGCAAAAAACGTACTGCGCGCTAAGCCTGCAATACCTAATAGATATTTTAGGGGATAATGAGCTCTTAACTTTTGGATAACTTCTGCTGCCTGGCTTCTTTCTGAAGTCTGAGCTTTCTCAACTCCTTTAGGTACGCGACCTCCGCTTCAAGCTGTAAAATTCTCAGACGTAAGCGGTCTTCTTCTGTTTTAGGTGGCGGAGGCATTCTGGCATATTTAGGTTTCATTGGCGGTCGTCCTGATGATTTATAAGGAATAAGCCCTTTTATGCCACTTTTTCCAAAGCGTTTCAACCAGGTTCCGACTAATGCGTCAGAGGGAATATTGTAAAAACGAGCGGCTTCTCGAATGCTCATTTTCCCTTTTAGGATAGGTTGAAGAACCTGTAATTTAAATTCTGTTGTGTAGTGTTTACCCATAAAAAATCTGCACCTCAATTGTTGGTTGTTTAGTCCAACTTTTGGGGTGCAGATCATTTTAACCGCACTTTTTCTTTATTTAGATTATCTGATTATTGGCTTAAGCCGCAAATTTCATTAAGTCTCTTCTTGGTTTCATTTGATGGATAGTATTCGTCACCGTGCCAACTAACGGAAGGTTTGTCCATTGTGTTGTTTTAATATTTTCCACTTTAGAATCTAATGCCATGAATACAAATTCATTACCGCTTACGCCGGCAAATTCATAAATATGAAATTCATCTTGTTTTTCTAATACCACAAGATCACCAATGAAAAGGCTGTCATTTTTTTCAACCACTAACATATCGCCCATTTCAATCCCCCAAGCAAGCATATTCGGATTGGTAACACGAATAAAACAAGTTTGTTGTGGACGTTTGATGCAATAAAGGTTGAGATCTAATTTTTTATTAAATGTCGATTTGCTTTCAACATCATTGAAAAATGGCATAGGATGATAAGAAAACGTCATATCATTTTGTGCAACTGTATTTGCGTAGTTCATCATCTTGTGTTCCTTTTAGTTTGTGTGTTTTTAATCAGTGGTTGTTTATACAGTTGTAATATACTGGTATTAGATACAGTATGTCAATAGGGCATAGAAAAAATTTTTTTATAGGCGAAAATTTTAGAAAAAATTCATTCCTTACTAAAAAAGTTCAATTTTTTAACAAAATAATAAAGAAAAAATTTTCTTTTAAATAAAATTTGAGCTATCTTTATCTTGTTTCGGTGGATCGTAACGATCTGAAGTTCAACTTAATCTTCCATTTAAAACTATTATGAATACAACACGTTTATTTCATTTTTTGTTCCAAGGTAATTTGGTAAAACGAATTGCTGTTGGTTTGGTACTCGGGATCCTTGTTGCCTTGGTGAATGAGAGTGTAAAAAATTCAACAGGTGTTGATCTTGCATCTAGCTTTGGTGTGCTCGGTCAAATCTTTGTTAAAGCATTGCGTGCTGTTGCACCAATTTTAATTTTCTTCCTTGTTATGGCAGCACTCGCTAATAAGAAAGTAGGCTCTAAAAGCAACATGAAAGAAATTGTCATGCTTTATCTTTTAGGTACTTTCTTAGCCGCTGTTGCTGCGGTAATTGCAAGTATGGCATTCCCATCAGATGTGGCTCTTGCAGTAAAAGAGGATGCGAGTTCAGCACCTCAATCTGTTGGTCAAGTCATGTTAACGTTAGTATTGAATGTGGTGGATAACCCATTAAATGCAATCTTCAAAGCAAACTTTATCGGTGTTTTAGCGTGGTCTATCGGTTTAGGTTTAGCCCTTCGTCATGCATCAGATGCAACTAAACAGGTTGTAGCTGATTTTGCAGAAGGCATTTCTAAAATTGTTCACGTGATTATTTCATTTGCACCTTTCGGTGTATTCGGTTTAGTGGCTGAAACATTATCTGACAAAGGCTTATCTGCGTTAGGTGGATATGTTCACTTATTATTCGTGTTAATCGGTACAATGCTATTTACTGCCTTTGTACTTAATCCAATTCTCGTTTATTGGAAAATTCATCGTAATCCATATCCATTAGTGTGGACTTGTGTACGCGAAAGTGGTGTAACGGCATTCTTTACACGTAGCTCTGCAGCAAATATTCCTGTAAACATTGAATTAGCAAAACGCTTAAATCTTGATGAGGAAACCTATTCTGTGGCAATTCCATTGGGTGCAAATATCAATATGGCGGGTGCGGCAATTACCATTACTGTATTAACGCTAGCAGCTGTTCATACATTAGGCATCGAAGTATCTTTCATCAGTGCGGTGTTATTAAGTATTGTTGCGGCGCTTTGTGCATGTGGTGCTTCTGGTGTGGCTGGTGGTTCATTATTATTAATTCCATTAGCTTGTAGCTTATTCGGTATTTCTGATGACATCGCGGCACAAATGATCGGTGTAGGTTTCGTGATTGGTATCTTACAAGATTCAACAGAAACCGCGCTAAACTCTTCAACTGACGTATTATTTACTGCGGCAGTATGTATGGAAGAAGAGCGTAAAAACGGTTAATTAAGTTAATCTGACAAGGCGGGCAAATTGCTCGCCTTTTGTTTTTAAAGGAAAGAGAATGACACTTTTAATTCAGCAGGCAAAATTTGAGCTTCATCAAAAACAGACCTTAAACTTACCGCACTTTGCGATTGAGCCACGACAATATTGGGTTGTGGTAGGCAGTAATGGGAGTGGAAAATCAGCGTTTGCTTTAGCTTTGCAAAATGAATTGCCTTTACAGGAAGGGGAGTATCATAATACTTTCAAACGTGTTCATTCCTTTTCTTTTGAAAAACAACGAGAAATTCTTGAAGCCACGTTAAAGAATTTAAACAACGATGATACTGATCCCGATTTTTTTGGTAAAACTGTAAGCGCGCAAATTTATTTGCATAGAATAGCATTTTTATTTGCATAGAGCAGAAAAATAAACTTATGCAAATAAAGATGCAATTATATAAGATAACGCTACGTCAAATCTAAAAATAAAGACCTACCATTTTAACCACTAATTTTTATGTACAATCACTATACCTTAAAAACAAAAACGGCAGCATCAAAATGCCACCGTTTTGTCTGCCTGTCAGCAATGAGTCGCTCAATTTAACGACTATTTTATAAGCTGATCATCAGTAATTACGTTTTAACACACAGCCTTTAGGCTGAATTAAATCGTCAGAGCTATCTGACGGTTTGAATCTTACTCTTTTGATTAATTAAGGTCAAACCATTTTTGCGATCATATCAACCAACAAGTCGTCTAAACATCTCAGCTCTGGAAACTCCAGCCTCTTTACATAAAGCTTCGAATTTATCAGCAATCTCAGGCCGTACTGTAAACTTGATCTGTTTGTAGTTAGCTTTATTGTAGTCGTTAGAATTTTTGCTAATGATGTTTTTAGTGCTGTCGGGTAACTTTTGATAGCTCATTTTGACTCCTTTTTGCTTTGCATCATCTCTAACCAAGCCCACGCTATACAGCGCTCGAAATCGGCAAAAACAGGGATATAACTAAAGTCATCGGGGATAACATTGTCAGTTAATAGCTGTGCCGCACAAAACGGCACATCGGGGGCATCGCCCACACCGCCAACCCAAGCCCACGCCACCTTTTTGCGGCGTGAATGATTGCAGACAACGAAGCGCACCAGGTCTGTTTGCTTAAAGTCGTCGCTTAATCGACTGATGACAAACTCAATCATCTTACTGCTGTGTTGCTCACACCGGCAAGAGTAGTGCGTATCCATAATGCCACGCAACTCACCTTTAATCATATCCTCGACCCACGGTCTTAAAAGTGCGGTCGTATCTGCGGAGATTTCCGAGCGTGGACTTTTGCGCACGTGTCCGGTTGTTGTCGTGACGTGGTAGATGTATTTTTCTGCCATTTTTACTCCTCGATTAGCATAGGCAATCGGCTAATGCGTCTGGATCTTTGCAAATTACACCGTTATTGTTTTCGTAAATCGGCGTGTCGTGATCCCATATTAATAAACGATTCTTGTCGGCCCAAAATTGAAAGGTCTTATCCACTGTTTTAGTGCCAGGAATATCGCCATAATTGATGTGACTAATCATCTCTTTGTCATCCGGGTCACAATCAAACTCCCATACCTTATGCTCAATACGTAAATAATTAAAATCGATACCGGTTTGCGCTTTTAGCTTTGCTTTGACCTCGTGGAGGCGTTTTAATGTTACCGGCTGGCTCATGTCTAATGCTGCGCATTTTGTCACGCCGTCAACTGTAACGTGGATTGCGCGATGTCTTCCGTCTGGGTATGTACCGCTGATTGTTCTGTATTCTTCTTTATACATTTTCTTGCTCCATTTCTTGGAATGGCCCACCTTTCGATGGGCTTGTTATTATTTGAATAGCGCTTCTACTTTTTTAACATCGGCGGTAAATGCTCTTGTGCATGTACCTTTCACATTTTTGGAGATTAGGCTATTTGAGGCAATATCAAAATATAACTGCCAGTTGCGGTCACCGGCAAAAGAGCGGTCTTTACTATTGAGGTTGATATAGATTCTTTTGCCGTTCCAGTCGTTTGCATAACCATTGATACCGGCATTTTTTAACATATCGTTGATTTGTTGAGTTGTCATTTTTATATCTCCTACCGCTATGAATCTGATTGTAAGCTTTGGTGCGGCGTCCCTCTTGCTTACGGAGCATATATTATATTGTACAATATAAGATTGCAAGCACTTTTTAAAAATTTTTTTAAATAAATTTAAAAGCCCCTTAAACTATGTTTAAAGGGCTTTGAATTATCTCTCCGACATTAATGTCGGCGACATCAGAACTTGTACACCATATTGTCCTCGTACTCGCCTTGGTAGTTAAGAGCCGTCTTAATTGTTACCCGCTGCGCGCCGTCGAACGCCTGCCAGTTATCCACCTTATCTTGCTGCATGTACTCAATAAACCGCACAAACTCCGATTTAGTCGAGCTAAAAAAGATATACGGCGGACGTGTGATGTTGACTAATCGTAAGAAGTCGATTAAATCAAAGTAGTGCGCTTGCTTGTAGCTCTCTTGTTTAGTGCAAAGATAGGGCGGATCAAGTACAAATACCGCCTGTGGGTCGGCACTAAAGCGTGGGAGCAACGTGTGAAACGACTCGGACACCACCTCAACGCCATCCAAATAACCGTCTGCAGAGGGATAGTCTGACTGGCGTAAGCAATGCCAAAAGTCCTTGGCGCACAACTCCTTAAACGTGCCGACCTGTTGCCCAGAAAACAACAGCCAGCTAGTTAGCGTAGCAAGGTCAACATAGCCGTCAAACGCTTTAATGGTGTCAATAATCTGCGCCTTGAGCGCTTTATCGGTGATGCGCTTTTGACGTGGGATATCCACTAACAACGCCGCAATTTGCGCCCGCAAGCGGTTAATGTCGTCGATATGCTTAATGCGCTCGGCATATCCGTCAAAGTCGTTGTAAATCACACGGGCGCTCGGTTTAAGCTGTTTTGAGGTGTGACTAAGCAAGCCCGAGCCACCGAATGTGTCAATAATCGTCCAGCCCTCACCATCACCCGGAATCTGCTTGTTTAAAATCGCTTTAAAGTGATTTAAAAACTTGCGCTTTTGACCGACAAACGGTAATGGGGCTTGCTTAAAGTTTCTTTTAGCTTGATTTGCCATAGTTTTTTTTCCTCCTTATCTATGGCGTTCCGGTGTTCTTGACACTCCGACACTCAAATCAAGTTAATTAATATGGTTAATGGTTTTACAGCGACTACATTTGATTTCTAAATGTTTCACTGTGCCGACTTTTGCCAATAATTTGTTGCAACACTGGCAACGGATCTCTTTTAAATTCTGCATATACTTTCCCATTTTTAGCGGTTTTGTTAAAATACCGCCTGCCTCGCGAGGTAGGCGGCATATAGCTATATGCAGGCTTATTCTGCTTAGCTGGCATTATCCGTGTTCCCGCACAGATAGTGTCGCCGTCTTTATTCCTGAACTACATCTAAATCACTTGTACAATCTGCATAAAACGTACCATCCGCATTATGCCAGTGGCTAGGTGGTAACTCATCACCGTTATGCTCAACGATTAATAATTTGCCAAATGGGCTCTCATAGACGATAGTGCCAGCATTGCCGTTACGTAATTTTATTTTGTTACCAATTTTCATAAATTTATCCTTTTTTAAAAATCGCTGCTAGTTGATTTGGGCTAAATCGCCAACCTTGAGTTTTACCGGTGACTGCGTTAAAACACCACTCAGAACAAAAATATTTACTGCGTTTTTGTTTAATACCTAGTATAATACCGATAGCTCCCCACCAATCGTATTTACTCCCTTTTGTAGAGTTAAAATAAAACTCAACCTCTGCCTCGCTAACGCCATCAAGCAACACCAAATCCCACTTATCTCTTTCGGTGAGATCAATCTCTTTACAACGTACGCCGCCATCACGAATAGATGATGAATAACAGTCATAATGAAGCTCATGTTCGTAGTGATGGCCTGATGTGTACTCAATACGCTCAACAGCAATCTCGCAGTGAGAGTAAGGCCCTTTTGTCAGTTTACGGGTGAGCCAATCTGAAAAACGCGCCAAAAGTGCGGTGGGATTTATGCCTGTTTTTTTCCCCTTGTAAAGGGCTAAATAAACCTTATCAGCCATTGTTATAAGCCTCCATTAAATGATCCATTTGCTTGATGATGTCATCATAAGTTGCCTGCATTTGCTCAAGCGTTAAACCTGGTGCTTCGAGCTCATACTTGCGCATACGTTGATTAGCTAATTCAACCAGCAGTTTTTCGAGTCCTGCCGCCTGCGTCAAAATCAGGTTTGTGGCGGTCTTGTTATCCAGTCTTGCGCGTTGTGCAAAGTCTGAGATATATCTACTACATTCGCCCTCATAATTTGCCGCTTTAAATGCTTCAGCTGCGACTTGACGCTCACGATACTCACTCTCAAAACGTGTCCAAGTGCTGTAGATTTTTGCCGCATGCTCGTCAATGTTGGCGATAAGGCGAGTTTGAGTTTCAGCTAAAAGTGCGGTTTGTTTTTCGACAGAAATTTCCCATGTCTGCGTATCAAGATTTAGTACGTGGGCCGCACTGGGTTGTGGGTCAATTAATACAGGGTTGCCTGTTTTGTCTGCGATGATTTGCTTGCCTTGAGATTGTCCATTAACTAGCTCAATATATTGATCTTGGCTAATTTCCACTGCTCCTTGTGGCACAAAGCCGCCATCGGTGTTGTCATAAAAACCATTTAAATAAAACATTGTCACGGTGTTTCTCCTATTTTATTTCCATCGCCCGATAGCGAGTACATTAAAATCTGTTAAAAGGTTATTGAAGTACCATTCCCATACCCAAAATGTTACTTTAGAATTGGTTGTTTCGTTATCTTGGATTGTATAGGTAATGTCCACACCGCTGTTTTCGCTAGGTTCTTTATTAACGTGTTGTATAAATACCTTTGGCTTTTCAACAAAGGCAACAGCCCAATTAAATGTTTGTTTAGAAAATTGAACACCAATTTTTCCATTATTTGGATGATGTATATATGTTTGAAGCATAGTTCCATCTGGATATTTCCGAACTTCAAAATTGCCGATTTTTTGATATACGAAATCCGATAATTGCGCGGCATTGTTTAAAGATTTACCACCTGAAGATCGAACATCCCCAGCGGAATTAAAGTCGCCATTATGTTCGAATCCCCAATTTTTAATTGTACCGTTATCTTCGACTAGGTTAATAATTCCTCTGCCAAATCCATCACCTGCGCCCTGTTTTGTTGTGTACCCAAACGAAAATCCAGCGCCATAACGTCCTTTTGATCGAACTAAACCTTTGACAAAGGGATGGTAATTATCTCTGTCTTTTGAGCCTGTAGATTCAACTAGAAAAGGCGCACCGCTAGTGTATTGAGACGAATAAGCGCCTAGTCCAAAATGAGTGGACGCAATGCCGACTGTGTGCAGAATGCCTGTTAAACTATCACCTAATTTAGATACACGACCTTCAGCATTTTGGTTTGCTGCATTAGCTTTTGATACGCCATCATTTGCTGTGCGTTGAGCATTATCTGCGGCAGTTTTGGCTTCCACACCTTTGTCATATGCAGTTTTAACCGCTTTTGATGTCGCTACATTATTTTCATCATTACTATTAACTGATGATGAGCGTTTGTTAAGCGGGATATAGTTGTTTAAAGCAAGTTGCACAACCGCAATCATTTGCGCGAGTTTTTTACCTGCGCGGGCGGTTAAACCCAACTCTTCGCTATCTAACCCCGTATCACTCGTCAACCGCACTTCGCCTTTTTGCGTTGTGCTAGCAAATTTACGGTTGTCATCAATAATCTTAACAATAGCTTCATAAAGCTGAGTTTGCTTATTTTCTACAGGTCTAAAACCTGCTTTTAGCAACACATAATGCGCTTCGGCTTGCACATCTCGCACTCGGTCTTGCACGTCGTTTAGCCATGTGTCTGTCACGCGTGTGCCTTGTTCCCCTGTGGCGGGGTCACCGTTATGAAAGCGCTTGTCTGCGGAATTAATTTCGGGTAGTAACGTTTTCATTTTTGTCTCTCTATTGATACGCAAAATAGCAGTAGGTATGGGCGGGTTTTAAATCGCGGAAGAACTCCTCAATAATGGGGTCGCCAAACTCAACCAAGTGATCACCGGCAAATGAACTACCTGCGCGGAAATACACGATATTGTCATCCCCATTAAGCACCGATACTCGCCACATAAAAATCAAGTTGTCGCGAGCTTCATTGCGAAATTGAGCTAAATCTCCCGTCGTTGGCAAATCATTCGCAAGGGGAGAAAACTCTTTAATTTCGATGCGATATCCAATACTTTCGGCAATACGTTTAAAATAGGGAATGGATAAGCCCCCAATCGCATTTAACTTGGCAATGACACGTTTTACTCGTGCTTGATAGTTATTGGTATAATCTGTTTTTATGCCGCATAAACGTTCCCAATCGGACAACATCGTATTGGAGGTGGCTGGTTCAATAATTTGCAATAAATCCACCGCACTTTTTTGTAATCGGTCAAACGCATTGCCATCCACCTCACATTGCGCTAAAAAACGTTCGCCATTAACATCGTACGAAATAGGCGGATAAAGTTTTGCCAATACCTTTTTGTGGTCAGTTTGCATCATGCCATCTCCGTAACGGTGATTTGACCTAACCTAAACCACTCAATTTTTGTACGCACATCTGCTTTTAGATTAGTGATAGGTGCCGTAAACTTACGGTCAACCACACCTACCAAGTTATTAACCACCGCTTCACATTGCGACACAATCAAATCATCACCGGGGATTAACGTATTAAAATAATCCGCAAGTGCGGCGGAAATCGCTGCCTTAATTTCGGGTAAGGTTACGCCACTGATTTTCACCTGAATATTAAAATTGACTTTCGTTACATCGGGTTTCACCACTTTGCTTTCTCGCGCGGTTACTGGGCGCACATCATCAATATATTCTTGGCAGCGACGTATTGTTTCATCGCTTGGTACATCGTTATTTGATGTGATCGCAATATCTACCGTACCAAGCCCACGACGTAACGGGTAAACATAAGCTGCATCCACACCATCCACCGATAACGCCCATGTACGATAGTCATAACGATTGCCTCCAGCAGGTGGTCGGCGAATAATCTCAAGCAATCGTTCAAGTAACGATGCATCACTTTCAGCATCTGTCGCACCAATAATATTGTTTAATACAACATCACTTTGCACGCCAACAGGAGCCGCCATAAAACTGCCTTTTGTTGCAGTAGTAATGTTATAACTTGCCCCCGTGGCTAATGCGCGTACTGGCACGGTAGTCTCACCATTACTTGAGATAACTGCATTCGCGGTTGTCTCATAAAATCGGTTATCGTCGGTTTTAATTTGTAAACCCGCTTTGATCTCTGCACCAACTTGACCTGTGACAGTTGCACCAGTACCACTTGCAGACGTTGCATTGCGACGACGAATACCACGCAAAGCGGCATGTTTTTCTAAAAAATCTGTGTCAGCGGTATCGGGAAAAAATTGCTTGATTATCCATTTTTGATGGGCATAAATACCTTCAGCAACGGCAGCTAAACTGCTCGCACGGGCATAATAATCGCTATCCACACTCACATCAGCTAGCGGTTCTAACGATTGCACATCGCGCAAAATCGCTTGGCGAATATCTTCTAAACTCGGCACAATAAACATGGTTTAAACCCTTTTTAAATGACTTTTACCGGGTGTTTAAAATGATAGGTTTCGCCCCGGTTATCTCGGATGGATATATCTAAAATCAATACACCGTTATGTGGCTGGGGATGATTGACAATAATTTCGTCCGCACGTCCATCATCAATCAAGGGTTGCAAGGCTTCTTCGGCATATTGTTGTGCAATTAAACCTATGCGCGACAAATCTTTTTCGCGCGGAATAAG